ACTCCAATAAGTTGATAACATTTAGGCATTACCAATCCTCCACTCCTGCTATATCTACTGTTACTAGAGATTTACGTGTGCCAATATCCATGTCCATGGTTAATGTAAGCACACTACCAATACCACTGGAATTGTCTGCTTCTAATTTATACCATCTAGCATCAGGAAATTCTTCCATAACTGCTAGAATTTTTTCTACTTCTGTTCGTGTAATATACATTATACTTTCCTATTCAAAATAAAGCCCTTAGAATAGATTAAGAATGCCTTACCGCTCCTAATCATTTGTTTAAAATAATATTCACGATAAGACATTCTTTTTCCTTACATCGTAGGTCCGTTGCCGTTCTTAAAACCAACTTCACCGCCTTCTGCTTCAATACGCTTAATAACGTCTTCAAACAACATAGGAGCAAAGTCTGGTGTTTGCTCTACGCAAACGCAATGGTAACGAGGATCGTTCTCATCACTGTACAAGATCTCTCCAGTACGAACATCAACACCACGCATTTTCTTTACACGGTTGGCGTGTAAGTGTCCGTGGATGTTTACACCAAAGCGGCCTAAACTATCCGGGTGGACCGGAATATGCGACAAGATCATTCCGTTCATAACGTGGTATGCACGTAACTCACGAAAGTATTGTCTATATTCATCGTCACGAAAAATGTCATGGTTACCACGGATCAAGACCTTATCACCATTTAAGCGAGACAAAACTTTTAATGCCTTGCGGTTTATAACCACGTCGCCTAAATGATAAACTTTATCCGTGGGCTTGACTTTTTCGTTCCAAGCCTTGATCATTGCCTCATCCATTTCATCTGGATCAGTCCATGGTCTTAACTTTGTAAAACCATCGTTACGTGTGAAGCGGCATACACCAGCATGACCAAAGTGCGTGTCGCTAACTAAAAATACGCTAGGCATATTGCCCTCCTTTCTTAAAAATCGTTTCTAAATGTTCGCCAATCATCTACGTTTGGCTTTTCGTCAGCATCGTATGTCCAGCCTAGAGCTTTCATCATGCGATGCTTTACAAGCAGGTTGGGCATACGGAATCTTTCAGTGTCTTGAAATCCCATCATGACTCCAACCTCACAGACCGCACCCGACCGGCAAATACCTGCAAAGCAATGAACAATAACATCCATGTGATTGTCCAATGCGTGTTGTAGCAAACGAACAAGCTCTGCGGCCTGCTCATGACTACACTTCATAGCTTCGTCGTCTACATGATCCTGCTCTTCGACATCTAGAAATTCAAACTGATGAACTTCTTTAAATTGATGTTTTGGAGTAGGAAACCAGCTGGCTGGATCCATAATTTGGATCAGCATACTGTTTTCTTTCACGGCAACATGAAATCCTTTTGGAATATCATCTGCCGCACAATTTTGAATCCAAGGCATTTTTACTCCTTTACTTTATTCCAAAAATTAGCTTCCTGTAAAAAAGGAATAAGTTGGTCCATTACCTTTGCGTCGAATCTAACTGTAATGTTATTAGCGGCAAAGTCTCTGAACTCTATAGTATCGCCAGTGTATACAGCAGTCATATACTTAGAGCCATCGGGCCTCATTATTCTCTTTTCTATCAACGGCGCTTTTTCCATGTGTAGTCTACTCCATCTGGACACTTGCCGTCTACAATGCTATCAGCACCAAACTTACCTACAAGTTCCATTCCATTAATTTTAATAGTAACGAACTCGCCTGTTTCTTTTGCCCAGTCCATTGCCAGGGCTAGTGTTTCAAATTCTTTTAAATCTGTTTTGCTTTTTACTTCTATCAAATCTTTCGCTCTTTCTTTTTCTATATGTTTCACTATTACAGTAAGGCCAAATTGCAGGAATTACTGCTTCTTCAATAGCACTAATTTGTTCTGCGGTCAAATGATCCAAATTCCAAACTAGTACTTCAAGTGTGTCTACATTAACTTTGTGTGTCACCGGAAAGTCTAGCACACCTGGTGCTACTCGCTTTTTGCCAATCTTTACATAGTGACTTGGAATTTCTTCCACACCTTCAATAATGTATTTACAGACACCCTCTTTCCATCCTTCTGGGAACATCCATTTGGGTTCCACTTTTTCAACAGGCGTACTGTACAATGTAGCCAAATCAACATCTAATTTTGGACGATGTGTCATATGGCGATTGATTACAGTATTGGTCGCCGCTTTACCAAAATAGAAATTAACTTCAGGGTAGATGTAGTACAAGCCTCTGTGGTTGCCTACTTCTTCTCGGTTAATTGCACCTTCAGTAGTGCTATAGGGTTCGACCCATTCATGGCCCAACTGTTCAAACACTTCTCGAATTTTGGTAAGATTTTGTTTCATCATAGTCTTATTATAGCACCAAAATTTGGTTACGTCAAGTTAAAAAAATAGGGCCCTAAGGCCCTACCAAAAACTGTTGTATTTCTACAACACTTATTTTTAAAGGTCGTAGCGTGGGACCATTACAGTCTTAAGCATGATACCTTCTGGAGTGAACTGATCCAAATCAGCTGACAGCAAAGCTGTCATGATGCTTGGACTAAATCCACTTACAAGTGCCGCACCACTCTTGTCTGACTTGACTGGAACGTTGTCACTTGCGTTTAGGTTCCAGAATACAATTTGTGGAACGGTGTAACCCGCTTCCTCAAACTTGCGTTCGATCATTTCCATTGCGCTATCGTCGAAACGAGCGCATTGGTTGAATTGCATGTCTGACAAGATTAGCAACATGGCTGGCATGTCGCTTTGTGGGACATTGTTCTTAACCGCAACATCTAGAATCTTCTTCATAGCTGCATGTAGGTTAGTACTCATTTCCCAGTTGCTACGGCTCATTTGGTCGCACTTTTCAACAATGTTACCCTTTAGAGTAACTAGTTGTGGCTTGTCTGAGAAAGTCAAGAATGTGTCCTTGAACACGCCCTTGTTCTTATCTGCTAGGTACAAACCTAGTGAAACTGCAACGTCCAAACAACGAACGTTTGTGTTCTTACCTGCTGGGCAAGTCATAGAACCTGAAACGTCAACGATTGGCATGATGCTTGCATCACCCACGTAGTTTGGCAAAGCGTCCCATTGTGCGATCACATGGTCAGTCTCGGTCTTGTCCAGCTTGGTGTAGCTGTGAGCAATGCCCTTCAACACATCATGTGGGAAGATTGCGTTGGCGTTAACCTTAACAGTCTTATCACCACTTACCAACTTGGCAACATACTCTGCAAATGCAGGTGTGTGACGGTTGAATGCCTTCTTGTAGATGCGAGCAGCTACAGAAGGAACGTGACTGAAGTTGATGTTATCCCAATCTCCTGCACACATTTGGGTTTCAACAACCTTTGTAAGTGCCACAAGGCTCTTACGGTATTGCTTTGGAGTCATGCCAAAGAAGGCACGAATCTCAGCGGCAATTTGACCCTTACGAGGAGTCCACTTTGCAGCCAAACCATTCTTAGCACGTAGGGCATCGCCCAACATTGTGTAAGCGGCTGACTTTAGAACTGGCGAAGTGAAGACAAAGATGTCATCCCAACGACCAACCTCTGGAATCTTCTTCAACAGAGACAAAGCGGCGTCTGGGTCACGCTTTTCTAGATGTACTAGAATGTCTCGGAACAGTTGACGTTCACCTGCACCACCACGGACATCACGTGCCCATTGTGCGATACGAAGTGCTACATCACTATTTTCTACGTAAGCGGCTGTAAAGTCGCCTACAATGTTCTTACCACGGCTTGCACCGATCTTGTAGAACAGGTCAACAGTTGCCTTAGCAGTTGACTTGCGAGCCTTCATGCCATTGGCAGTACGGGCTTCTTGATTTGCGATTGCGTTAACAAATGCGTTCATATGTGTGTCCTTTCAGAATGTGTTTTTTTTCGATATGCTTGAAAATTAAAATTGCTGTTAACATTCTATGTTTAACAGGATAGCCGGAACGGTTTTTATTTTCTGCTTGGCCCCATCCCCTGTATATTGGTTCAGTTCCCCAAGCCTATCATGTTTTAATCTGTACATGAACATAGTTGTCTTTCCAACGTCATTAGTTCCATTAGCGTCCTGTATTGCTACAGGATATAAAAGCTTCACCTTCAAAGCCTTGCGGCTCCAGTGTCACTAGCCTTGCGGGCCACCGTCTACTACATTAAGTGCTGTCGTTAAAGTAAAGGTTGCTGTTTCTATCCTAAGAAATTAGCAGGTTAGTTGGTGCCCACTCTTTTACATGTTTGAGCTACATGTTTGATAGGCTATGAAGTTATCTCTGCCCATCCTTTGATACGGCTATTAACCGTGAAGTTTGCTGTAACTAACCTAAAATCTTACAATAAGTCTATTGTATAATAATACCCTATGGGTGTCAATTAATTTTGGTAATATTGTGAAATTAAATTTGCGTGATACTTGCCCAAAAATGTGTGTGTCTGTAAACAGAGTAAGTTGTTACTTGCTCGGTTATATATTCTCACATCATTATGAAATCCTGGGCCTACAAAGTCAAAGTAAAAATCATTTAAGAATCGATTATTACCTTTACCTTGTTTGAGTTGTTCGACTATAATATCGAACGCAAGTCTGTTCCAAGAAAATATTTCTTCATCCTTTCTTAAAATATGTACAGAGTTTGTTCTGTGTACAAAGTCAGAATGAAAAACATTTAAATGAGTACTGGGACTCGGATGTTTCCAATCAACCATGAAGCAAGGAATATCTAACACGTGAGCTAGATGTGCCATCCCGCCTTCATAAGTTATCATTGCTTGGCAGTCTTTCGCCAATATTTCTATTTTGTTCTCTAGACTATAATATGGATCGTCTAGTGTAACAACTTCGTAGCCAATAGACTTTATCCATGCAAATATTTTAGCCCAATAGTCTAATGGACGATTGCGACACCACGGCCATTCATTTTTTCCCGAAGTGTCTTCTTCAAATGCTGTAACAACAGCAATGTATTTTTTATTAATGTGTTTATTAATTTGTACAGGACTGCCTTTTAAAATCACTGAATGTGTTTTATAGTAGTCTGTTAATACTTTTAAAGGCCAACCAGTATTATCTAATTCGCCATTATGTTCAATTTTTTTAAGTTCTAGTTTCTCTTGAGGTATTCTCAAAATTTTAATATATTCTCTCAGCTTATCATAAGTCTGATTCTCATTACTAGTACCTAAGATAACTTTTGGAGGTAACAAAGTAAGGAATGATAATAGACATAAATTATCACCCAGACCCACGCTGTGAGTATTATTAAGTTCTAATGTTATTTCTGGCATCGTTCAAAATAAGTTTGGCAATCAATACAGAATTTGCACCCAGTTATTGCTTCTTGTCTTGCTTTAGGAATTTCTTCACCGCATTCTTCGCAATGGCTTAGACTTGGACCTGTACCTATTTTTTTTCTTATTTTGTCGATGGCTTCAAAATTTCGTTGTAAACTTAGAATCTGAGCAATCTCTGCTTCTTCTTCATTGTTATATTCAACGTTATCTAAATCTGACATCTACTCTTCCTTGTTTGGTACCTGGACACGGTTTCGAACCGCGGACCTTCGCCGTGTAAAGGCGTTGCTCTACCCCTGAGCTATCCAGGCAAATTATTTTACTTTACGAATATATTCTGGACCAATTTTGCCTTCTTGGAATTCCATTAAGGCAGTAACTGGTGTATGAATGTGTTCAAATCGTGTACTGCTAGATTGTTGTCTGCGGATTTCTCTTGCACGAGCAGCGGCCATCAAAACCAAATTAAATCTATTGCCGCCTGCGTTCTCTACACACAGATCCATATCTAAGTTCATACTTCGATCACTCATGTTCATACTCCAAAATATAATTGTAACATACTTATCTTTAAATGTCAATAACTGGCCTCGCCAACAGGAATCGAACCTGTAACTAAACCTTAGGAGTGTCTTGTTATATCCATTTAACTATAGCGAGAACTGGTACCTCCGGCGGGAGTCGAACCCACATTGGCCAATTATCTGTTGCACACGGGATATAAATCCGCTGTTTTACCGTTAAACTACAGAGGTATTGAATTGGTTGCGGGTCCCGGAATCGAACCAGGATCTCGAGCTTATGAGACTCGTGAGTTACCGTTTCTCTAACCCGCTATAAAATGGTCGGAGTAGTAGGATTCGAACCTACGACCCCCTGGTCCCAAACCAGGTGCACTACCAGGCTGTGCTACACTCCGTTATTCGCTTAAATGATCTTGCTTTATTTCTACTACAGAAGAATTTAACAACTTGGATACACTATTTTTTAGTGCTATTCGTTTGTTGTTATAGTCTCGTATCTTAATTGCACGTCTTCCTATTTCTTCTAGGCTTAACTGTTCTTCAACACCAGACTTTAATTGCCACTCTAAATCCCAGATATGATTATGTATTTCAGTAAGTTCTTTTACAACTTCAGAAATTCCATCTTTTTTTCCTAATGGATAAAAAGCTAATTCATACCATTGTAATTCTTTTTGATTTGCACCGCCTGTGCGTTCGTATTTTACACGAGCAATACATAGTCTATCAATCAGTTCTAGTTCTGGCAAAAACTCGTTCATTGATGTCCTTTAATTTGGAGCGGGTAGTCGGATTCGAACCGGCTTCATTAGCTTGGAAGGCTAAGTCCTCTCCCAGGAGAATACCCGCATAACTTGGAGGCCGGGGTAGGAGTTTAACCTACCTGTACCCGGTTTGCAATCAGGCGCATATACGCTCTGCCACCCGGCCATAAACTTTATAGGAACTCTCTGCGGCGCTTGAATCCACGGTAGCCCTGCTCTTCCTGGCAACGTTCACAGCGTAGTCGACTTGGCTGTTACTTGATGTACTCCAGTGTAGCTACTACAAAGAGTTTTTATAAAGTGTCTAGCCACTCCCACCACAGGAGCCCTAGACTGGGTGGACTTCCCCGTCTACGTACTTTTCCATTTAGACAGGTTAGCGTCCCTGCCTTTGTGATTTCTCAAGTCGCCCATGTAAGCGGGCCTTGCGGTAGATCCAATGCACCGTGTCTTTTATGGTACAGACAATTGACCCCCGTTTACTTACGGCTACGGGATGCCGGGTTAACTGGTGCTGGTTGTCGGATTTGAACTGACGACCTACTGCTTACAAGGCAGTTGCTCTACCCCTGAGCTAAACCAGCATAAAACTATTTAATTCTTGCTTCTACTATTCTAATACGATTTAGAATTTTTGCCTTGTCTTTTGGACGACTAGACTTTTCTAACATTTCTTTTAACTGACTAAGACTTAATGGACCGAGTCTTGGCTTACCTGTTTTATGTGTCATTGGATTAGACATAATTTCCTCTTAGCATTTGGTGGAGGTGACAGGGATCGAACCCGCGACCTACTGGTTGCAAACCAGTCGCTCTCCCAATTGAGCTACACCCCCAATTATTTCTTTCTTGGACTAGTACAACTGTCATTCCACATTTCTTGTGCTTGACGTTTGTAATCTTCCAACTCCTGATCATAATATTCTTCTTTCATTATGACCTGTTCATCAAACTTGTCTGCGTCTGTCTTTTTATCTTTTCTAAAGATGTTATCGTAGTTATTACGATAGTCGTCAGTGACTCCTTTAGTTTGAATAGAATCACCAGTTATATCATTTTTTGCTACCATATACATTTCCTAATATTGGCTCCCCGAGCTGGGCTCGAACCAGCGACACCTTGATTAACAGTCAAGTGCTTCTACCAACTGAGCTATCAGGGAACAGATTTTATTTATTCACTGGCTGGTGTACCAGTTGTGAATCTTTCTTTCTTACTAACTTTTGGAACAATGCTGGCAGAGTATTCTGCGTCAATCATCATTCGTTTAAATTGATTACGTTGTTCATTAGTGCCACGCATTAATCCAACCATGCGTTTTGTTGTTTTACTAAGTCTAAAATTTGGACCTGTTTTTGCCATAGTATTTTTTCCTTTTTAAATTTGGCGGAGTGTATTGGATTCGAACCAATGATGCAGGTTTTTGCCCGCATGCCTTCTTAGCAGGAAGGTGCCTTCGACCAACTCGGCCAACACTCCATTGTTTGGTGCGACTGGCCGGAATCGAACCGGCATGCCTTTCGACGGCAGATTTTAAGTCTGCTGTGTATACCTATTTCACCACAGTCGCATAATTCTATTATAACATAAATTCTGGCATCCCGCGAGGGATTTGAACCCCCACCAACGGTTTTGGAGACCGGTATGCTGCCGTTACACTAGCGAGATATATTGTGGCGACCCGTACCGGATTCGAACCGGTGATCTCCGCCGTGACAGGGCGGCGCCTTAGGCCAGACTGAGCTAACGGGCCATGTTTGGCGGAAGCGGTGAGATTCGAACTCACGGAACATTTCTGTTCGTCTGTTTTCAAGACAGGTGCAATAAACCGGACTCTGCCACACTTCCAAATTTTATGGTGCCCCCAAAGAGACTCGAACTCTTACGCCGAAGCACTGGCTTCTAAGACCAGCGTGTCTACCAATTCCACCACAGGGGCATACTCTTACTTACCATTATTGATGTCTACTGCACTATTTGCCATCCTCAACAGCTTTACGATCGATTACTGTTTATTGGGTAGGTTACATAACGCATGTACTGTGCCTCTGAGCTTACAGAAGACATCAATAATGGTACTCGGTAGGGGAATCGAACCCCTCTTCCCGCCGTGAAAGGGCGGTGTCCTAGACCGATAGACGAACCGAGCAAAGTATCTCTTAAATTTTTAATGAACGTTTTACTAATTGCTTAGTAAGTGTCTATTATATAACAAAAACAAAGTTCTGTCAACTGTTTTTTGGCCGGGCTTGCAGGAATCGAACCCACACCGCTTGTTTCGAAGACAAGCATGATATCCATTTCACCAAAGCCCGATAGTAAAACACACTCATCACTTTTCTCAACGGTGGTGTGAAGTCCTTACAACCAAACTTATAGTTTGGTAAAGTGTGTTTTATTATTGGCCCGGCCGCCAGGAATCGAACCTGGATTAATGGTTTAGAAGACCACTGTATTGTCCATTATACTACGGCCAGATAAACTAATTATACATTCTCTTGGTGCTCTAGTCAAGAATCGAACTTGAAATACATTCTTACCAAGAATGTGTTATGCCATTTAACTACAAGAGCAAAACAGGATGCTGTGTCTAAGCCGGGACTCGAACCCACGACACACCCCCAGCGGGCCGGCCTGCAAAAGTTGGCTGCAGAAATAATGTTTGCTGTAATCATCCTTAACTTGGGGTCGCCGCTGGGATTCGAACCCAGATCTTTCCATTAGCAGTGGAATTGAAAAGATTGCTGTCTGTATCCTTAACAGGATAGCTGTCGTTAACGTTTTGCCATTAAACTACAGCGACCATAAACTTGGTACCCCTCCACGGATTCGAACCGTGAACAACTTCTCCTTTTGAGAGAGACGACTTTACCAATTTGTCCAGAGGGGCATGGTAGGTCTTACTGGAATCGAACCAGTGGTCTTCACGATGTCAACGTGACGATTTAGCCTCTAATCTAAAGACCTGTTACTTTCTTTTTATCTTGAATTTTTTCTAATGCATCTTTACGCATTAGAAAAGGTCGATTGTTATCAACGCGATGAACAACGAGGTACTCGACACCGTCGATGGTTTCAACTTTGCGAGTGTCTTCACATACTACTTTGTCGCTGTTCATGCGATTTTTAAACATGACAGGTTTCATAATACACTCCTTGGAATAAAACGGGATACTATTCTTGACGAATGCTCTACCTAATGAGCTATTTTTCCATAGCGGAAAAAGTTGGAATCGAACCAACTACCTATCGTTTGGATAGATTTGCTGTGAGTATCCCTAAACTTGGAGCAGGATATCGGGTTCGAACCGATGACATTCTCGTTGGCAACGAGACATTCTACCACTGAATTAATCCTGCATTGTCTAAAGAAAAAGTGCTCACAAAGTTTTGGTTTGGCGCTAGCCTGAGGCGACCTGGTGTTACAGCACCACTTTATTTGTCTCGCCTAACATGGAGCGACTTAGCAGTCAACGGCCTCATGCTGTAACCACTATCCGTCATTTTCCACTAGTTGTGAGTTTTATAAACCCTTCAAGTTAGCCCTTCCGGAGCCAGCTATCGTCCTACGGAACAACTATATCGCCACGAGCCCTTTTACTTTAGACAACATATTATATATCTGAAATGCCAGATTGTTCACCGCACAACCTGGCAAAGCGGGGGTCTGTTCTTTGGGGTGCTCTATGAGGATCGAACTCATACTCTCAAGGTCACAACATGATGTGCAGGCCACTACACTAAGAGCACCATAGATTATTTCAAATCTAGTTTGTGTATTAGAATTATTGCATAGCGATTTCTATCAGTGAAATTTCCTCCGCTATGCCAATTGTCTTGATCGTTTGCAGCATACCAACCTGTACCATACTTACTGCTTAATCGTATAGGATTTTCTCCCTGATGTGTAGTATAGAAAGTTGTTGATTGCTTAATATCATCAAAATTATTAAAGAAAAACATGCCCGTACAAACTTGTAATCTTGAATCGATATGACTATCTAAACTAAATCCAGGTTTGTCACAAACAAACATACAAGTCAGTTTAGTATTATTAAGTAACTGTTCATTATAATCTAAACACCACTTGTCTTTAAATTCTTGACGAGTGTTTATGTTTTTTAACAATGTCTGACTTTCTTCTTTAACTATATCAAGTATCTGTTGAAGCATACTACTTTTAGGAGTAGGACAATAAACTCTATCACCATCTCCATAATAGTCTTCGTTTTCTAAAGCAGAGTATACTTCGTGTTGATCGAACGGCCAAGCGATAGACAACTTCATAACAAGTCGCCATTCGTTAATATATTCAAATGATATCATGAGAATATTTATATTGGTAGTAACGGTGAGACTCGAACTCACGATAAACACCGTATGAAGGTGCTGCATTAGCCACTATGCTACGTTACCATAAAGGATGACAACTAATTATTCCGCCTCCCTCATCCGGAATCATTTTACCTGTATTTTCTTTGAAGCGGCCGACAGGTTAGAGGTACGTAGTACTAGTCGCTACTTGAGTCCCACTCACACGAACTGGGCATCGCTCTGCGCTCTCATACAGTTTTCGAGGCTGTACTTTCGCAACATCTACATTAATTGTCATTCTTTATGGTAGGGGCACAGGGAATCGAACCCTGATTAATAGGTTAAAAGCCTACTACTTTACCACTAAGTTATACCCCCATATGGTCCACTCAGTCGGATTCGAACCGACACCTCATTGATTAAGAGTCAAGTGCGCTACCGTTAACGCTACGAGTGGTTGGTCGTATGTAAATTGTTTTACGTGCCAACCAAGACCATACGGGATCAAGGTTGACACTAACGTTTACCTGAACGTTTCATGTCATTCTCCTTTGTTAATAAGTTGTTTGTATGCTTGGCGTTCTTGTTTGTGCCAAACACGTTTCCAGTCCTTAAGGTGTTTCCACCATTGAGGACTACGAGTTAGGTTACCTTGTTGCTTATGTGCCACAATGTTCTCCTTTAAAAACAGGATGTATTTTTACTGGTTAGATTACAAGTCTAGAGTATAAAATTTGCTGTTAACATCCTTAAACTTGGTGCTGCCTCTAGGGATCGAACCTAGTTCCGAGGCTCTTCAGGCCCCTGCTATGACCACATCAGCTAAAGCAGCGTATTGGTGCTCTTTCACGGACTCGAACCGCAATCGCCGGACTACAAAACCGGAATAATAGCCTTTATACTAAAAGAGCATAAATTGGTCTCCATGGTAGGATTCGAACCTACAGCCTCCTGACTCCAGATCAGGCCGTCTACCAGATTGACATTACACAGAGATAAAAGGTCGGGCGCCTAACTATCCTCCTGGGAGGACTCGCTAGATTGTCTCGAATAGTCAAGTTTAACATACCGGCTTCAGTCATACTATAGTGTCAACACAGT